TGGGGCAATCGGCAATTTACGTTTTGCCAAACGAGGCTATCCGGCCAGAGGTTTGTGATTAACGTTTCACGGAACGAGGCTATCCGGCCATAGGGGAAACAATTCCAAGAAACACTACATGAGAATACATCGTGATCAAACGAAAGCACTTAACGCCTGCCCAGCTGCATAGCCAACTGGGGCCATCTCAGGGCCAAACAAGGCGCCTGTAGCTGCTCCTAATGTAGGGGCAGCGACCTTGCGAACAAAAGAAGCGAAGAGCTTCTTTGCTCCCTGAAGCAACTTAGCGATAATCTGTTTGTGATCAGGATTATCGCAAGCATGATTGACGTTGGACAAAACTGTTAACGCAAAAGTGAGTGCGCGAAGATCTGCCGGAGTGACTGATTTCGGCATAGTAGGGTCCATGGTTCGTAGTTCATAATTGACTACAAATAAAGCGCGGTAATTCTGCCCCTCCGCGGGGGCGACTACCGCAGCAGTCAAGAAAGAGTTAGCGAAACCATAATTCTGGCCTGGAGATGCAAAGGACACTTCAGCAACCGTTGCGGGTGTCCAATACACATAGGTTCCAAGAGCTCCATCGCCATCATAAGCACCATCCAAGCTTGACAGCTTGTTAATGCCGACTGAGTCGATGGGATAGCCAGGAGACCCTCCCGAAGCAACATACTTCGAGACAATGCGTCCACCACGATTCAGCACACTACTGGTCGCGGTGACAGTCAGGGATGCGGAAACGGGTCTGAATTCCAAACCCCTAGTCAGGATGCTCTTGAACAGCGGCATATCCACCGCTTGGAACAAACCTGAACCGCCTCCGGGCTGGCCAGCTGACGACTTGATGAGCAGGCCTGCTCTGGCCCACTCCAAGAGGGACAAGCCGTCACTGGAAAGAGAGAAACCACTGACGAATCCGACAGCGCCGATAGTGAACTCGGCGCGGAAGTAACCGCTAGAAACTGTCAGAGCAGTCGCCGAGAAACTTGCCGGAGCGACATCCGGACTGGTGGCTATCCAAATCTGGATAGTTACCGTGATGCCTTCCGTGTTCAGGCGACCTTCAATGGTCACAACATCCGAACCAGAGCCCCCGTCACCATTTACATAGTAACAGGGCCCCTGAACGCCAGGGCAGGAGACTGCCATAGCGGGATGTTCTCCTTGGGCCCAACCAGTGTTGTTGCCAAAAGCGAGACTAGCCAATGGGTAGAAATGACTTCCTACCGCGTTGATTATCCCACGAGGAGCAACGGCAGCACTGGAGGGATCCACTGAGCCAACGCGCGATTGGAGCTCAGCTCCGCACGCGCCTTGCGCATAATACGCCAACGTGACGGGCAAGCCGTCACCGTCTTGTTCACGAGGAATGCTAACCCAACAAGGGTGATCACTCGTCGGGTTAAGCATGACTTGGCACGAAGCGCCAAAGTCGCCGTTTTCCGGGGGAATCGCAAAATTCGTTGCTGACAACTCAAACTGCTGCCGCAATTGGTATTTTGCGGTAGGCTGGGAGTATTGGTCTGGTATACCAACATTCTTGCCTGCGTTGTCTGGATCGACAAGCGCAGCAATATAAGGAGCCAGTGGAGTCTCGCGATTTTGATCCCCCGTCGCGGCTTTCCTCAACAACATCTTGGCTTGCGTCGCAGCAAGATCCTTCTTAACTGCGCGCTTAAGCGCTTTAGCGCTTTTCTTATGAGCTTTGTCATTCTGTTTCTCCATAGTGAAGCTAAATTTATTTAAAGACGTTCTAGCTTAATTATCGTCCTATCTGGGTTTAATTATCCCGGCTCCCACCAGCCGGACCAGATTGTCCACAGCTCGCTGCCACGGCCACTTCAAGTGCGATGAAGAACTCGCGCGCCAGGTCATGGTTGCGCAGCTCCCTCATCACATCACTCATCCTCTGCTCCCTCTCGGAAGCATTAGGCCAAGTATTGAAGTAATTTGCTATGATCTTCGGAGCATGGGTGGGGGTAGCGACAATTTCCCCTCCTTCCTTTCGGTAGGAGTTGCCGCAAAACTCAAGAGAATCAGTTTTGAAACTCTCAAACACTTTAACCTTCCACCCATTGACATCCGCGTGGCACTTCTTATATTTGGCAGCTACTGACGCCAGCCACCTCCTTGCCTCAGGCCCACTTGGGTCACTGAGGTATGCGAGCTCGGCACTGTCCTTGGCCAACAGTCGCAAGACTGGTCCTAGATCACCAAAGTGATCATCGCCAAGGGCGTAGTCCTCCCCCAGAAAAGGGAAACGTTCGTCTGACACTACGTCAGTTTCTCCCGCCTCCCTAAGCAATTGGAGTTTGACCAGCTTCTCTGCGAGAACTCTGGTGGCAGAGTTACCGCTACTGGTTTTATACTCCCCGGACTTCATCCAGCATGTCCTAGTCTGAGCATAGAGAGACCCATCACTCAGCATATAGACCATCTTCCCATAGAGTTTTCCCGCCTTAACGTACTCGCTCTGTTTGGAAAATTGCCCATATTTGAGAAAGGTCCTCCGGTGTGCGTCGAAGTCAAGATGCCACTCCTGTTGGGAGAAGTCAAAATAACTTATATCGTCACCAGTTGGCCATTCCATACCGCTGATCAGTGATGCGAGACGCCGAAGGCTCTCGTCATCGCCGCCCATTCCTGGGAGGCTGGGACACTTGACCCCAAGACCAAACTGAGCAATCTCCGTCTCATTTTGTCTGGTGTACAAGATTCGCTGTACCAACTGATCAATCAGAGAAACGCTGGCGATGATTCTCCACCTCTTATCCTGAGCCTTGCTCTTGGAATGAAGCTCCTGCTTGATGAAAACCTTAACCGGGTCACAGAGACCGTGGTTAATTCTATCAACTGCAGACATAGCCTCGATTTCCTCTGTTGAGAAATGCACTATGAGCGATAGACGAGCTAACGCAGCATGGCACAATTCCTCAGGTCCCCACCTGTTAAAGAAGTCAGCATTTGTTGGTCTGCCAACCTCCGGCAACATTTGGGTCAAAGGAAATCCAGGTGAAGAATCCATTTTCACACTGGAAATTATACTCGTGATGCTGTCCTCACTAGGATACTCATCACGGACCATCACTTCCTCAAGCAAAACTTGTGCAAAGGTGTCAGGGACATCCTTTGGCACAAATTGGTGTGCGTGAAACATCAAACTATCAAACTCAGCCTGGGCCCCACGCTTGGGGTTCTCCAAGTTGAGCATTCCCTCAGCTAATTCAGCCACGAAGGCTCTAATCCCTGGGGGTAGGTGGTTCATAGGCATATGGGTAAGGTGTTGCTTCAAGTTCCAAAGCTTACCCGTCGTCTTCTGACGATTTGTTCCCACAACGCCTTTCACGCGCCCAATAACCTCAAGAAACTCACTCTCCGACTTGCGCACGTCTTGCGACAAGTTTCTTAGTGCTTCTCTGTTGAAATCGACGACTTGCCTAAGTCTTTCGATTCCTTTTGCTTGAGCTTCTTCTGCTCTTTCTTCGACATTGATGCTGATGGAGAGCTCTTCATACTTGTTGGTGAAGAGCTCTTCATTGGTTGAGATCCCCTCTCCTGACTCAAGGTTGACGAGTCGGGCGCCTTGTCCGATTTGGACTCGACGGGGTTCCCTCTGGATGGGTCCGCTAATCTCAACCCCTGCCAGTGCTTCATCAGTGTTGCGAACACTGTGGAAGAGGTTGTGCTTCCCGTGCTGCTGCTCAAAGACTGCAGCTTGGTTTCCTGGACTTTGCCCAATGCCGGCGGCAAGCTCACCACTTGTTTTACTTCCCCGGCGGGCTGGGGAAGGGCCACTTTTAAATCCTCAGTGGCTTGGACTGGACTGGAAGCCATGACTGGAGCACTAAGATCAGCACTCTCCTTTTCGAGTTTGCGCTGTTCTTGAAGAAGTCTATTCTTCTCTTGAAGAAGAGCGTTCTGTCGCTTCAATTCCTCAATCTCAGCCTGTGCTGCGGACACAGGTGACACGGTGCTTTCGCGGTCATAGCCGTCATCAACATCAACGCGGCGCTCCCATTCTTGACCAGTCATAGGGTTCCAGTATGTTTCGTACCGTTCCCCATCATGGCTATATTCACTGTTCATGACTTTTTGGAGCCTCTGCTCTTCGATAAAACGCATTTGAGCTTTGAAACCCTTGCCGGGTATTCTACGCAGCTTTCTATCTCGCTTGAGGTTGAAATCTGCGCTCTCTACGTCAAAAGTAGCCATGGTTTTGGTGAGTTCTGACACTGGTTTCCCAGTAATCAAAGCCGCACCCTGGAAGTTTGCCTTCAGGCTCTGATCCATTGTCTGGAGAGCCCCGGAAACATCCGGAATGTCTGTGGCCTCTCTGAGAGGTGTCACGACATTGTAGAGACCAGTCACGCCACCAACATGAACACCGATGACGCGCCCGCCCATAAGAGCTGGACTGCCACTGGAGCCTTTCTTAGTCGAAGCCCAGTGTTGGAACACGCCGTCTTTGGGGACGTATTCACAATTGCCGAGGCTATCGCCAAGCTGGATGTCCTGGCCTTCCTCACTGTACGGTGTGAAGACCTTCAACGTCCCTTGGGCTTGTGTGCTAAGCATCAAAGTTTTCAGCCCCATTGCGGCTGCAAAATTAGGCGGCAAAGCAAAGCCAACTTGGTCGAGCTTAGGGTTCTCATAGACCGCCTTTGCGGGGATGATCATTTTCTTCATCTTCCCGTCCGGCGTTTTACGGATCACCATAATTTTCTCTCGCGTGGGCATAGCCTCCCAAACATGTCTGGCGGTCATCAGCAACGTCTTCCCTCGAAAGCTCAAGAGAAAACCAAGGCCAATAACAACAGGATTGGTCGCAGGCTCTTCGGCGGCCAGCATGGCTAAGCCGTCAGGCCAAACATCAACTCGTTGAATTGTGTTTGACAACATGGACTCTGGACTCACAGGGGGCTTTTCTCCCCCCGCAACTCGAGACACAAGCGCAAGGCTGTACGGTCCCGAGAGGAGATGGGCCATCTCATCACCCCCTATGGTTTGAGGGATGACAGGATTGACTTCGGACGTGTACTTCATTCTGAGTTTCCAATCTCTAACTGTCTGCGTCAGCTTCCAGAAAGATTGCGCCTGCCCGGCGCCACCAGTGGCCAGTCTCCTAATGAATCGGAGCGACCACCAGATGGCAATGTCAACGCAGTGCAACGTGATTACCACAGATTGTCCCAAAACGACAACGGCAAATACAACGCAAAGAACGATGAGGACCCCAGCCCAGGGCTCACTGGTTAGAATGAGATCCTTGATGTGGTTGAAAGCAACCAACACGTAGCCAAACAAAGCACTCAAAAGGGAGGTCAGCCACAACGCGTATGAATACACGCTGTTGCAAACCCAAGAGGCAGAGAAAAGCCACATAGGGGCCATCATCGCATACGCCCCCCATTGTGGGGCGCTACTGGCAGCAATAGTCTCCATAGCTACACACGCGGTTTTAATCGCCTAGCGTAGGAGTAACAAATTAATTAAAACTTAAACTAATGACACCAAGATCTTTG